AATCCCCGTAGCGGCTCAACTACGGGGATGGTGTCAAATAACAGAGTATCAATATGAGATACTAAGTGAGCCTATTTTTTTAGAAATGTCCTGCAGGGCATTGTTGAATGTCTGTAATTCTTCTTGTGTAAAGCGTGCCGGTTTTCCGTTTACCAAATTGCCGTTTAATCTCTGATACAGCCATGATCTACTTTTATTAAAGTACTTCTTTGCGAGGTAGCTTAGAGAGACAATTTCGGCCACTTCTTGCAGTTGTAATTTGATTGCGCTCTCTTCTACAACATCCAGTTTCTTATCAATGTTCTGTAAGCGCTCTGATACAAAGTTGGCAATAGCTTTCTTGTCTTCTTCCGAATTGTACTTGGCTGCTATTTCTGTCATTTTGGTATAGAACTCTGGAGAGTCTGTACCAAGTAGTGGCTTTAATGCCAGTAATTCATCTTTCAGTGCCATATATTTATTTTTAGTGCCCTCTCCGGAGAGAGGGGCTTTGTTTTATTTCTTTTTTCCTAACTCTTTTAAGATTTTGTCGATTGTTAGTAACCGGTCTAACCTTTTGTCAATCTCTTTTTCTTGGTTTGTTCCGGTAACTTCGGCGATAAACCTTAGTTGATCTAGTTCTTTTTTGAGAAATGCTCTTTGTATAAGCAAATCCTTTTTAATTTGTTCGTTACTCATGTTGATTACTTTTGTTATTTGACATTACAAAGATAATAATCTTTTGGTTATTATACAACTATTGCATGAATTATTTTCGCTATCTCGTATATTTTTTCCATATTTGCAATGCGTTACATATTTTGATTTGCGTTGGGTGATAACCTGACCGTTGGGCTACTGGTGATTGATTTTGCCAGTAGCTTATTAATATACGGTTCCGACCCCCGTGAGATAGCTTAATGGCATCCTGTATCCGACGCAAGTAGATATGTAACGCAACGGGAAAGCGGAACCGTTCTTTTTTCCGCTCCTTAATCCGTTGCATTATGGGTAAATCTAAATCCCCCTCTCCCAAGCTAACAAAGGTTTTCATTGGCTACGGTCACTATCAGCTAACAGTCACATATTCCGATTGCGTGAAAACCGCCATAACGGGAAATATGGAGTTAATAGACCGTTTAAACTCTGATATAGAAAAGGAGAGGGAAGAAGCTACTGCCGAAGCAATAGCTTTCGTTCAGGAACAATCACTTTAAGCTGTCGAAGATTTTCCTCATTGCATCATCAGCGTGTTTTCGCATCACTCGAAAATAGTTGAATATAGGGCGGTTCGTTTTCATTGATTGGCCGATACAATATTCAAGAATTTCTAAGGATATACCTAATTCGAATCCATGCTGAACGAATGATTTACGTGCAGAATAATAAACCACATGCTTTCTTATCCCTGCTATTTGGGCGAGTTCTTCCATTTTGCGGGATACAACAGAATAACATTGCCCGAATGTTTTGTACTTACCAAAAACAAGTTTACCATTCTTCTGCATATATTTGTTTATGATCTCCCTTGCTTCCGGCTGGACGGAGAATGCCGTTTTGCTTTCACCACTTTTTTTGTTTTTTGTTTTTCGCCGGTAATATTCTATCCATTCTTTTCGGAAATCAATATCAAGCATATCTACAAGATTGATACCACCCAGATAATAACTTAGCATGAAAATATCACGTACTACTCCGATATTGTATTTAGGGATTTCCATATCTCGGATCGCCTTTATTTCATCAATGCTAAGGTCTAATTCGCGGATATTGGCTGATGGCATTCTACAGAACTCAAACGGCTCTACTTCGTATCTGACCATATTATGCTTCTTGGCATAGTTGATGATTACTTTGAGCAATGTAAGGTAGATTTTTATAGTGGTAGGAGAGAGCCGCTTGTCTTCAAGGTCCATTTCAAAATACTTGATGTTTCGAGGGGTAATCATTGAAAGTAGCAAATCACCTTGTGACTTGATGAATGATTGGCATGCCAAGCGATACAACTTTTCAGATTTGTTTCGTTTCTCCTCTGCAAGTTCTGATAGATAAGATGCCATTGCAGAGGAAAACTTGGCATTGGTATAGTCTTTCTTTTTAATGATTATTTCCCGGAGCTCGGAACATGAATATACGTCCACATCATATATGTTGTCGATAACATTCTGATAATGGTTAAGTAGATTCCGAAGTTTCATGTTCATTGAAGCGGCTTCTGGATGATTGATAACTTGCCCCTCTTTGAATTGTGATAGGGTGTCAATAATGCAGTTTGTTGGAATATACCTGGTATTGGAATTATGGGCCAGTGATATTCTTACTTTGTGCTTTCCGTTGATAAGCACTTTTGCAGGTACGATACAAAGTTTAAGCGTTGCCATATTTTTGTTTAATAAAGTTGCGACAATTTGTTAGTAATAAAATCGGTGTCCGACAATCGTCCGACAATCAAATTTTGCAACCTGCTGCGAAATATTGGAGATACGCTTTTTCGTAAGTACTTGATATACCATAATGTAAAAGCACTTCCAACGTTCGCTTACGGAGGAAGTGCTTTACACAAAAACTAAACTAGACTTATAGTATTGGAAATACAGTTGTAATCTGTGCATCACTTCTTTGCAAGTTGGCTGAAATATATGTCCGACAATAAATGAGAAAAATCAGTTCATAGTTTGTAATGTTACGTTACTTTTATTTATATTTTCGAGCACTTCATCAATGAATAAAGGACGGTAATATGGGCATTCAAGAACGCCCTTACTTTTTGCTTCCCTATACACTTTGGAAAATAATTTTGCTTTCTCCTTGTCGGTAATTGGCAGTTGCTCTATGGGGGTACCGAGGAACCGACACCCCCAGCCTTTGCAGGTGGGGGTGAGGGAACAATGGTTTGAACTTTTCCACTGACATGAGCAATGATTTATTATTTGTTTCATGTTATGGGATCAGGAGTACATTTTTAGATAGTATTGGAGTAGGGGTATCTTTTTCATAAGCTTGAATATTTATATTTTCTTCTGCATATATACACAAGCACATATCAGAACCTGATGGTCCAATTAGTTTTGCTAATTGTTCGTTTTTACTTTCATCATATGGTTCGACCACCCAGTCTCCAAATGAAGTAACATCAAATCCATACGAAGTTTTTTTGTCTATGTTACTTATTCTAATGATTAGTTCATTACCTTGAGGGACATTGGCTTTAAAACTACATTTTTCTTTAAGCATAGATACTCCATCAGCAAAAATATTCGGACCAAACCTGCCGGTTGCTGGGAAATTAATTTTATGCATTCTCACCTGCATTCTAATTTGTTCGCAATAACTTCCTACACTTGCTTGCATGTTTGTGTTGGGAGATTCAAAAGTCCCTCCTGTAACTCCTGTTAAATCTGATGGAAGGTGTAAATCATATCCACGGGGCATTATGTATGAAACTCTATCTCTTCCTAATTTTCCATAGAATAACCCCAACTCAAAAACCACATTATCACGTACTGTAGTTTTTTCTTCACCTCTGATCTCCAGTTTATCCTCTGGAAGAAAAACGAAGGATGCAAAGTCTGAGTTCTCAAGTACTGTGCTCAAGTCTTCTAATGGCGAATGAGATAGTTTGAATACTCCTTGACTCCACACTGTAACGTCCATATCAAAGTCTAATTCGGCCTTAATGGCTCTTGCTACTGGAAGGCCTTCAACTGAAGAGCCTATAAATAATCTTGGTTTTGCCATAATTTCTAAATCACCATTATAAAACAACATCAATCTTTGTGTTCATACATATCAATTGCTTTAAAGAAATCATCTTCATAATTAAAGATGTCATCTAAGCTTTCAATTGTATGCTTCACATCTTTCTTATTTTCATCAATAGTAGCTACATATTTAGTAGCTGTATTGAAATACATGCGACAAATAGGTTTTCGGTTATTGTTGTCAAGTAATATACTGAAGTAAGTCTGTGCATCACGGTATACTATACGAGATATATCCACTTTCTTCCGGCAAATAGCCTTGACGATGCGATAAGCGTCAAGTTCATCCTCTGTGGTTACAATTTTTGATTCAGAATGATTTTCCTCCTGATTGTCTTCGGATGAAGTGTCTGTCTGTTTGGACTGTACAGGTTCGGGATTGGAGTCGTTGACAGTTAAAGCCCCTTTCAACCGTTCGTTAATAATATCGTTGATGTGTGAAGAGATGGCACGTTTGACTAAAGGTGTGAACTGATCTATTATGTTTTGAAGCATTCTACCTTCATAAACTTTTGTAGCAAACATTTTTACGAAATCAGTGCTAGGAGAGGAGAATTCTTCTTGTATGATAGCTTTTAGTTCTCCCATATATTTTAATTCACTGGCTGAGTTCAGAATATTGTCCACATCAAAGTATGACTTATGGAATTTTTTCAATTCTTCGATTTGATTATCCCTCAAGTCTGTAATATCCACTTCTAAAAATGGTTTATCATCCATTATATTGGGTTCTTTTAAATCTGTATAGAAGCGGTAGATAATTCCATTGGTTAAAAGTCCGAATTTAGCCTTTGATACGTTGAAATAGCGTAGCAATTGGTTGTCGTGCAGGTTTAAGTCTTGTTTCCAATGCTTACATTCAATCAGCAATATAGGCTGGTCGTCCTTCATGATGGCATAATCAATCTTTTCTCCTTTCTTGGTTCCAATATCACATGTCATTTCGGGGAGTACTTCTAAAGGATTGAATACATCATATCCGAGAGCATTAATAAAAGGCATGATGAAAGCATTTTTAGTTGCTTCTTCTGTCTGAATGTTATCTTTCAGCTTTTCGATTCTATCTGCGAGCTGTTTAATAGTGTCTTTAAAATCCATAGTATTTATTTTTAGATTGATATTATAATCTCATGCTACGTTCAACAACCTTAATTACATTATATATCTCTACTACATCGTCAAGATTGACGGTATAATCATTGAATAGTTCATTTAGTGAATGACAAGTGATATTTCCGCTATCGTCCTGCGCTGTGATTTGCTTAATGGATATTCCTTTTGTGCGATGTACGATGACGAAATACCAGTCGTTGATATGAAGTTTAGGGAGCCATAAATCACGTCTTACTTCCCTGCAAAGTAGCTTGTCCCCGTCGCAGATAGAATTACGGCTGCCATCGTCCATGCTGTCACCTTCTGTCTCAAATATGCGGTACTTTCCGTGATAAGTCTGGTCTACGATCACCGGCATTGTTGGCAGGGTATCTATGTATTCAGCATCTCCGTAGCCGGCGAGATAACCGCATTGTGCTTTGATGTGTATAACGGGCACATTCATGTAGCTTAGGTCATCTACTTGACGGGCATTAGAGTGGAATGTTTGGGATTGGGTATCGGTAAGCATATTCCCCTCACCAGTTAGTAGCCATGAAGGATTAACATTGGGTAGTTTAGATGTAATTTTGTCAATAACACTTCTACCAATTCCTCTTTTTCCACTAACCCAACCACTAGTAGTAGAGGTTTTTTCTCCCATGAAATTCGCAAATTCGAGATTGCTATCATTGAAGAATGTTTTTCGTATCTCTTTTATTCGTTCAAAAACTTCCATATTCGCAAAAATGCTCTTTAAATTCGCAAAATTGTTAATGATTGTCAATACTGCGAATATTTTCCTTTTAAAATTCGCATTATTCGCAAAAGTGCGTATCTTTGCAACATCAACAACGACTTCAACAGCAAAGATGCGAAGTTTGAGTGAGATTACCAAATTATTTACATACCTAAAAAGGAGTAAGACAATGAAAAAAAGAGATTATGAATTGGTAAAGAATGGCAAGTATAACAGAAGAGCAATTATGCAGAGAGCTTATGTATATATGCGTAATTACAATTACTCTCTTTCAAGTGCCTTAAAAACGGCTTGGTGTGATGCTCATCTGAAAATGGATGAATATAAAGTACAGATTGCTCCTAAGTATCAAGATTACCCGAAATCGGCTAATAATTTCAGACAGGCTATGATTGATTTGAATCCCACTTTAAGAAGCTACGATAGCTCTTGGAGATAATATAAACAAAGCTGCAGAAAAGGTCAGTGCTATACCGGTGACAAAAGCCGCGAGGGTTCGTAATGGCAAACGAACACTTTACCCTTCACCGGGCAGCTTTCCCAAATGCTAAACTTAAAATGAAAACAGATATGTTACAACAAGAATTTGAAGAGAGAACAGGATTAAAGTTATCGGCTGACGGTTATGCCGAGGTTGAGGAATGCTACATGAATACAGACCTTGATAAAGACATGTTTTGTAAACTATGGATGGAAAACCCCTCTGCGTTGAAAGAGATTGAAAAGAAAACGGTGTTGGCTCGTGAACTTTACGAGGAACGTAAATGCCTTTCTAACTTCTTGATAGACCAAACCGAAAAATGGTCAGCGTCAGACCTTAGAGAAAAAGCAATAACCATGATTGGTGAGCGTGAATACCTCAGAAGAAAGATTACTAAAGGCTATAATCTTTGGGAAGCGGATAAAGAGTTGCTTTTGGATATTCTGAAAAAGTAGAAATAATCTTCGTCCGGTCGTTGAGCCTACCCTTTGATGGGAGACGGAGAACAAGATGGAGTGATTGCCCTAAGCAGTCTATTCGGAAGAATCCGCGTCCAGTAGGTTTGAAACCACATTATAAAAAGGGGCGAGTAAAACGGTGGTGTGTACTTTTAGGGGAAGCCGCTATCAAGGGTCGAAGCAAGCAGCTATGGAGCAGAGGCAAGCAGCCTGGGAAATAAGAAGCCGACATGCCCCGAACGGTTATGCAGTGAAGTATAGTAGCTGATAACTCCGTTGAGAAGAGCAGAGAGAGCTTATCGGGGCACGAATATTAAAAATATAAGAATATGGACTATAAGGAAATAAACAATTTAACAGGTAAAATAAGTAAGATAGAATCCTTATTGGAACATTCCTCTCAAATAGAGATGATTGCTACAATTCCGAATGCAGGTTATGGAGCGTCTATATATGATGCTTCGGAACCGACAATAATAACGGTGAAGTTGGAAAAGGACGAAGCTGAATTTCTTCTAAATGAGTATCAAAAACTTATAGAACAGAAAGTGGATAGTGTGATAAAAGTGAATAAAAAGACGAATTTATGAAAGCAATTATAGAAAAGCAAGTAAGCATACTTCCTGCAAATAGCGGATTTGTCAGCAAGAGCGATATCAATGTAGCTCCTTATGTATTAACTATCAGGTTGTTTTCAATTCCGATATACAGAAAAGAGGTGAATGCCTCAAAATGGATAAGTCTTACTTCATTAAAAGAAACTCCTTACAATAGTATATGCAACCAATGCGATGATAAACAGCAGGAATGAAACATACGAGCCTTTTTCGCAAAATACGAAAATCCTTCTTCTTGGTATGCTTTCATATACGTAAGCTTGACCGTGCGGTAATTCCCCATTATGATATTTTCTTAGGTATTCCCGATAGGTGCGCACAGCTTGATTGCTCAACACTCTATTCTCGTATAGAGATATTCCAGAGAAAAGGATACAGAGTGCATTTACGCATATTGCAGTCACAAGGAGAACCTTGTTGCAAAGACTGTCCTCTGAAGGACTGCTTAAAGAAATGATTACCGCAAAGGTGGTTGAGGCTACCATTAAAAGCGTTGTTTGTATTTTGAATACCCATTCGGTTTGTTCATCCAGAGAACGCATATATAACCTAATTAGATTTCTTTCCCAACTCATACTTACTTAATTTTTTGATTTGATACTCCAAAGTTAAGTAAATCTCCCGAATAAAGCGCGATGCTGCCAATCGAATTGGTTCGGGAGAACTCAAATATTAATCATTAAAATTTTATAGCAATGAAAAAGAAAATAATCACAGAAAACTACACGCCGGCTTTGAGAGATATGGAAGTAGGAGATATTCTTACTTTCCCGGTGAAAGCTTACAATTCTATCAAAGGTACATTGATTCCCCGATTGAGATTGGAACTTTGCGTAGAAGATGCAGATTGGAAAGTAGGAGACATTGATAAGAAAAAAGGTCTTTTTGATGTAGAAAGGGTTGCGTGATGGTTTCCCTTTCTCCAGCGGAAATGCTTGTTGCAAATGAGTATTGTAAGGGACTTGCCGACAAAGAAGTGGCCAACAATCTGAGCAAGTCTGTTTGGACTATCAAGACACAGAAGCGGACTATCTATCGAAAGTTAGGCATATCCAAGGATACTGAATTGCTTCTGTATATGATTTGCGACAGGCTGAAACGCAATTTTGATTTGAACGAGTTACGGAAGCATGGACTTGAGCTTTTATTCTCCATTCTTTTCGTAGTGATGCAAGTTACTTGTAATGATATTGATTTGCGGAGAATGAAAACACCCTCACGAGCACGTACTGTAATGCGCTATATAAGAGTAGGGGGACGGAGTAATAATAATTTTAATTTTTTGGCAGCATGATATATGAGGTAAACGGTGATTTACGTAGTTCTATGTTGATTGATGGGACAGCGGAGGCAAGGTTGGCAGATATACTTACCATCATGGATAAGCGTACATTTCCTAAGAGGGAATCAGAAAGAATAGTAGGTGGCCCGGGGAGATTGAAAACTTTGGTAAGTTCTCGAAGAGTGAGAGTTGAGTACAAACCTAATGGGAGAAGTTATTACAATGCTTCAGATGTATTGAGTTTTGCAAAAGTAAGAAAAGGAAGAAACCATGAAAAGAATAATTCTCAACGTGCTATTGCTTAATATATTGGCTTTGCCTTGTTTGGCAATGTTCAATGATGTTGATCCGGTAACAGGGGACTGGAACTATACTGTTAATCTTTTTGGTATAGTGTATTCTGTTTGGTTCTATCACAAAGTATTAAAGAAGATAATAAAGATATGAACCTCAGCGGAGGAAGTGCATTACACAAAACTTATTTAGTTAGATTGCTGTCTGCATGGTCTGTGAAGATATAGCAGGCAGAAACGGGTAATTAGCTCAGTCAGGTAGAGCGGTACATGATTATTTAATGTTGGTAATTTGTCATGGTATTATTTAAAGGTTTCATTCATGTACAGGTCGTGGTGTTCAAGTCCCACATTACCTACAAGCTTTTTTATGTTTAACCAATAATGCCGACGAAAAGGACGTCGTAGGGAGAATGCCCCTATTTGAGTTTTATGCTTTAAGCTATCTTGTTAACTACCCTTCCCGGTGTGGTTTGACCGCCTATCCGGGAGCAATGCCCAAGCGAGGGAAGATATAGTTTAGTATTTTTATTTTGTTGTGTTTAGGTGTTCTGTCTGTGAAGATGGTACACCTTTTTTATTCGGGAGTTCGGTGTAATGGCTAACACACCTCATTCGAGGAGACTGACGGTTCGAGTCCGTCAACTTCCACGACATTTTTTATTAACCACATAAATTTTATCATTATGAGTTTGATCAAGAAACCTAACGAGCTGACTGTTAAGACTACATTGTCAGCACTGATTTACGGACAACCGGGTATGGGAAAAACGACATTGGCATTATCAGCCCCGAACCCTGTGCTGTTTGATTATGACGGTGGTATTCATCGCGTCAATGCGGCTCATCGCGTACCCACTGTTCAGATAACAAGCTGGGACGAGACGAACCAAGTACTTGCTTCCGAGGAAATCCAGGAGTTCGACACAATTGTGATTGACACTGCCGGAAAGATGCTCTCTTTCATGGATAAGGCTATCATGGCAGCCAATCCGAAAATGAAGAAGGCTGACGGTACTCTTTCCTTGCAGGGCTATGGGGTACGAAAAAATATGTTCATCAGCTTTGTAAATCAAGTTACCCTCATGGGTAAGTCTGTTATCTTCGTTGCTCATGAACGGGAAGAGAAAGTCGGTGATGAAAAACAGATACGCCCGGAGATTGGCGGTTCATCTGCCGGTGACTTGATTAAGGAGCTGGATTTGGTCGGCTACATGGAAGCCATTGGCAAGGATAGAACAATTTCCTTTGACCCATGCGAGAAGTTCTATGGTAAGAATACTTGTAATCTTTCTTCACGTATAAAGATACCTGTTATCATTGATGCGTCTGGTACTGTTACGGGAAAGAATGATTTTATGACAAACATCATCAATACTTACAAGGATTATCAGACAAAACAAACAGAGTTGTCTTCCGAATATGATAAGCTTCTTGAAGTTATCCGGGATATGGTGGAGCAGGTAACCGATATGCAATCGGCTAATGAGGTACGGGAAGCGATTGCGGGTATGAACCATATCTTTGATACTAAGGTACGGGCCGGTATGATGCTTAATGAGAAATGTAAACTACTCGGATTGAAGTTCAACAAATTGTCTAATAAGTATGAACCAGCCGCCTAAGTATAGATTTTACCCGTCGCTGCTTGATAAGTTCGAGCAGTATCTGCGGGCGGATGAACAGGTTGAAAGTTTTTGGAATGTCGACAATGAAACGGGGGAATACAAGAAAAGCCCCGAAGAGATTGAGGCGGAGCTCAAGCAAACTCTGCTTGATGCGATAAACCGCGTTCCATTTGAGAGTGAAGCGGCTGATAAAGGAACGGCATTCAATGCTATTATAGACTGTTATATCCATAGGAAAAAGCATATTCCAAATGAACGAGAACCATATACCATTATCGGTGATGAAGAAACCAACATTATCCAAGTTGATTTTCCGGCTACGGATATAGCGCCTGCCCGTCATTTCTTGTTTGACCGAGCATGGTGTATCGAGCAGTCGAGATATTTTGCCGGTGCATTGTCTCAGGTCTTTGTCTCTGCCATTATCTCCACCCGTTACGGTGATGTGGAACTTTACGGGTTTATAGACGAACTTCTCCGAGATACTGTCTATGACATCAAATCAACATCCAAATATGATTTCGGCAAGTATGAACATGGCTGGCAGCGGCATGTATATCCTTACTGCCTGATTGCTTCCGGTCAAATGGAGAGTGTGAAAGCTTTTGAGTACACTGCTTATCAGTTGAAGGGCGGTACGAGTCGTACACCGCTAATCAGCGGAACGCAATATCCGGAATACTACACCTATAACCATGAACAGACGGTTAAACTGTTGACCGCTCATTGTGAGCATTTCATAGAATTTCTGGAAGTAAATCGGGAGTTTATTACGGATAAGAAAATATTTGGGTTAGAGTAATGGCACAGGAAGCAATTCTTGAAAAAGTTAACGGCGAAGTACACATAAGCAAATCCTTTGATTTCATGTGTTCCCAGCTTCGTAATGGTCGGTATCGTGTAAAAATCGAACGGTTCACAGAGCCTCGTACACTATCGCAAAATGCGCTCATGTGGCTTTGGTTCACTTGTATCGAGCAGGAAACCGGAACGGATAAGCAGGATATACACGATTACTACTGCAACCTATTTCTGAGGAGAACTTCCTATATCAAAGGCAAAGAAACGGTTGTTGCCGGAAGCACATCGAAACTCAATACAGTGCAGATGACAGACTTTTTGAATAAAGTCCAGGCTGATGCCGCTGCCGAACTGGGAATAACACTCCCTCTTCCGGCTGACCGTTACTATAACGAATTTATCAACGAATATCAAGACAGGAGATAAAAATGAATATCACAAAAGCAAAAATAACGAAAGACAACACGCTTGTTGCCACTTTTAAGAACGAGAATGAGGATAATGTAACCGTTGAGGGAAAGAATCTTATCCATAAGGATTTACGTGCTGCATTTGATGAACTTATCCCTCACCTTGCTTTCCTCTGCGAACAAAAGGAAGCTGACGGCAAAGATTCCATAGATGAATTGCCGGAAGAAATCTTTTCAACATTTGAGGTTACCGGTTATACAATTAGTGGTTCCGATGATAATATCGGGATTACTTTAGTCGGTAAACGTTTCCTAAAAAGTAAAAAGGTGCTCAATCTCATTGCACCGTTTACCATGTTCAACAATGAGAACGAGGAATACGAACACGCCTTTGAGTTGCAGCAAGCCATTGATGCTTGTAATTATGAAGTAGAACAGTATCTGACCGCAAAGAAATGGGCAGTAGTTCAGCAGGAACTTCCATTTGATGAAAGTACCCCGACTGATATAGGGGCTGACCCAGTGGGGGACGCTACTTTTGAGGAGGAAGCTAACGAGTTCCTCAAACAAGTGGCGGAACAGACCGGTACTACTTTGATTGTGGACGGTAAGAAAGTGAAACCGCGTCATTCACGTACTAAGAAAGTCAAAGAAACGGCAGCTTAATTATGGCAGCACCTTTTTGTATCACCAAATATCCAGACGGCTTCAAACTTAAATTCATGTATCATCCGATGCTGATAAAATGTGTGAAGAACATTCCGTCAGTCAAGGCCAATGCAAAGAGAGCTTACCTCTTTAATGAAAAAGCCTGGTGGGTTGATCTTGCCGATGAATGGTATGTCAACACCATGGCGAATTGGGCGGTGCAATATGGTTATTGCGGATCAGTACAGCGGTTGGAGCAAAGAAAAGCTGATATAAGTTTTGAGATTGCTCCAATGCCGCAATTGGCCGTACCTCATGGGCTACTTCTTGAACCATACGATTATCAGAAAGAGGGTATCGCTTATGCATTAGAACATAAACGGTGCATCTTCGGTGACCAGCCGGGACTTGGTAAGACATTACAGGCGATAGGTACGGTAACAATAGCGCAATCTTATCCATGTCTTGTAGTATGTCCGGCTGCATTGAAAATAAACTGGCAACGTGAGTTCAAGAAGTTTGCCGGGAAACAGGCTCTTATACTTGATGATAAGAATAAAAATACGTGGCAACGCTTCATTGAAACCAAGTGCTGTGATATTTTCATCACTAATTATGAGTCGCTGAAAAAGTTCTTCGTATTAGATGTGAAGAATGATACGCGGTTTACGCTGAAGTCAATCACTTTTGATCCTCGCATAACGCTTTTCAAATCGGTCATTATTGATGAGTCTCATAAATGTAAGTCTACTAAGACCCAGCAAAGTAAGTTTGTTGAGGGCATCTGCAAAGGTAAGGATTTCATTCTTGAGTTGACAGGAACTCCGGTAGTGAATGATAATACTGACCTTATACAACAACTTAAGATAATGGGACGTTTGGAAGATTTCGGTGGGTATAAGACATTTACCGAGCGCTTTTGTAACGGACCGAAGAAAGCATCTAATCTGAAAGAATTAAACTGGCGCCTTTGGAATACCTGCTTTTTCCGACGGGAGAAGGCAAAGGTGTTGACCCAACTTCCGGATAAGACACGCCAGTATATCGAGATGGATATCACTACGCGGTTGGAATATGAGAAAGCAGAAAGCGACCTTATTCAATATCTGCGTGTTTATAAGAATGCGGACGACGAGAAGATTGCCAAGTCCATGCGCGGTGAGGTAATGGTAAGGATGGGTATATTGAAAGCTATTTCCGCTCGTGGAAAAATTAAGGCGGCTGCCGAATTTATCCATGACGTTATCGATGGGGGAGAGAAACTGATAGTATTTGCTTATCTGAAAGAGGTAGTAATGGAACTGAAAAAGATGTTTCCCAAAGCAGTAACGGTTACTGGTGAAGATAATGCTACCCGGAAACAGATAGCTGTAGATGCTTTTCAAAACAATCCGGATTGTACACTTATCATTCTGAACTACAAATCGGGTGGTACGGGGCTTACTTTGACCGCTTCCAGTCGTGTGGCCTTTATTGAGTTCCCATGGACGTTCAGCGATTGCGAACAGGCTGAAGACCGGGCACATCGTAACGGACAGAAAAATAACGTTAACTGTTACTACTTCCTTGGTAAAAATACCATTGATGAATATATGTATGATGTCATTCAGCGGAAGAAGGGTATAGCTAACGGAGTTACCGGAACTGATGATGTAGTAAAGGAGAATGTAGTAGATATGGCTATGGACTTATTCAAAGGTAGATTATGAGAAAGAAACAAACTACACCACAATCAGAAAGCCAGATACAGCATAGCTGCCTGACTTGGTTCCGGCATCAATATCCGTTTTTGAGTCGCATGCTGTTCGCTGTTCCTAACGGTGGGAAACGCGATGCCCGTACCGGTGCGCAAATGAAATACGAAGGTGTTTTACGCGGCGTTGCCGATTTGATACTTCTTGTCCCTAAGAAAGGTTTTGCGTCTCTCTGTATAGAAATGAAAACTCCGATGGGGAAACAGAGAGAGGAACAAATTGAATGGCAGAGAGAAGCGGAAAAGTATCGAAATAAATACGTTATCTGCCGTTCTCTTCAAGATTTTATGAACGAGGTTAATTCCTATCTACGATGAATTATATTGAATTAGTCAATAACTTTTGGACTGTGAGGCGTATTAGACCGATGACAAGTTACGAGGCAGATTTTTATTTCTATTTGCTGAAAGAATGTAACTCGAGAAACTGGACTAATCCGTTCGAATTGCCGTCGAGGAATGTGGAGCTTGAACTCGGCATCTCTCGCAAAACAATTTGTGACCTGCGCAACAAACTCCAGCAAAAAGGATTGATTTCTTTCAAAGAAGGGAATAAACGGGCAAACGGAGCTTTTTATCAGATACTTTATGTTTCTGACGGTAACAAAAATGGTAACGAAAGTGGTAACGTAAATGGTAACATAAACGGTAACGTAAATGGTAACCCTTTATATAAACAGAAACATAAACAGAAACCTATGGGGGAAAATATCTCTGGCGAGTTATTCCCACCGGAGCCACCACCGAAAAAGAAGCTGCTTAAAACCAAAGTAGAGTTTATACCACCGACCGTCGAAGAAGTGAAAGAGTATTTTCGGGGCAAACTTCCTGACTGGGAATTGCAAGCGGATATTTTCTACAATCATTTCTCCGGGCTTGGTTGGAAAACGGCTACAGGTGCCAAGGTTGAACGTTGGGACAGCCGGGCCAATCTTTGGATAATCGAAAAAAAACAGCAAGGCAATGGAAAAACAGAAACCCAAGGACAAAACGGTCGGGATGCTGATAAGGCAGCAAAGGCAAGAAACCTCATTGCGGAGTACGCGGCCATCGAGCAGGGATGTGATGTTGTCGGCCATCAAGCAGAGATACCCGACCTTTAGCCAAGCCTCTGCCGCATATTCGACATCGCTCCAGCCGATACTTCTTGCCGACCTTGATAAAGCATACAGCGAGAAGTCTCCCACGTTGTCAGACCTTGAACAGATGTACGGTGACGGCTCCTCGGTTTTGTGGGCAAAGACGCAGTTACTGACTATTGATTTTGCCTCTGCCACGAAAGAGAGTGCCGATGAAAATGCTTTGAACGAGTTCTCAAACCTGTTTGTAAGGCAGTATCACTACATCAAGTTGACCGAATTCATTCTATTTGTCGCCCGATTCAAGTTGGGCAGATACGGTAAATTCTACGGCTATTTCGACACGATAACCATTGGCGAGGCTTTCCGTAAGTTCCTCAAAGAGCGGTCGGATGAGTTGGATATAATCATCCGGAAACGTAATAACCAGGCGCAGGAGCAGCGGCAAGTACCTGTGGAACGGAATCACCAACCACCCGACGACTTACGGGCAAAACTCAAATTAAGATGAAAGACATAAAACTGATAGCGACTATTCTGTCAATTCTGACAGCGTATGCCGCTTTTTATTTTGTCTGCTACTGGATAGCGGACTATTGTTTAAGAACTTATTTGTAACGCAATTATGGAAAACAAAACTTTCAAAGAAGCTATCAAGAGTTATCTTGATGAACGTGCCGGGACTGACGAACTGTTCGCTAAGTCCTACGCAAAAGAAAACAAGAATCAGGACGAGTGTTGTTCTTACATCATGGGTGAAGCCAGAAAGCGCGGAAATGCCGTCGCTATGTCCGACACTGAAGTATTTGGTCTGGCCGTACACTATTACGATGAGGACGACATCAAAGTCAACAAACTACCTGCCGCCGCAAGAGCTGTAGCTTCCGCTTCATCCCAATCGGTTAAGCTGACCGAGGAAGATAAAAAGAAAGCTCGTGAGGAAGCGATTAAACGTCTTACCGAAGAGCAATATGTTTTGCTCAAGAAAAAGCCGTTACGAGGAAAGAAAGAGGCAATGGAAGTTCAACAGATGTCATTGTTCTAAGCCATGAGACCGCGTACTAAATTACAAAAGGAAGTTGCCGAGCTGAGTGCAAAATTGGGTGAAATATCTGATTCTCCCAAAGAGTGGGCCAAAGAACATCTGTTTGCTCATACGGCACATAAATGCAAGGATGAACTTTGGTGTTCGGAATGTGGGAAAATATGGATAAACACCGATAATAGCGAATTGAGCATTATCCTTTTGGGTGATAAGACCGAATGCCCTTATTGTCACCACAAGCTGGACGTAAAGGTAAGTCGGAAATGCCAGAATGAAGAGGAAATCTACATGGATATACTACAGGTTGTAGGTAACTTCCAAGTGATACGCCATATCCTGTGCTGCAAGTATTCTTGCAAAAGTGGTTTTCGTGAGCATCTGACATCAAATCCTTATTACAGTTTTTTTTGAGACTGTTCAGGAATGGATTACAGTTAATGGCAAACGTACCATTATTGCCAGACCTATGAATATGGGTGGCAATGGATGGTTGTATGGTAGGCCTTTGAGTATAAAGAACGAATACGGTAGTGGTTATTACAGTTATGGTGATGTGTATTCTATACATGGATGGTTATATCGTAAGATAGAGGTTCTCCCGGAGTTGAAGAAACGTGGTATAGGCCGGAATTTTCCTGATGTCAATCCGTCGAGGCTTATACGATCGCTCTTAACCGGTAACAATGATGCCGAACTCTGTTTGAAAACAAAGCAGATGGCAATGCTTAAACACATGGCTAAGGAAGGGTATTATCAGCTTCGGTACAAGCCATCTTTCAATATCTGTAACCGTAATCACTACATCATCAAGGATGCCAGTATGTGGAATGATTACATTGACCTGCTGCTCTATTTCAAGAAAGACGTACGTAACGCCAAATATATATGTCCCAAGAATCTGAAAGTCGAGCATGATTTGCTGATGAATAAGAAAAGGAGCATTGAAGCAAAGCTTCGCAGAGATAGGGAAAGGATGGCGGCAATCCGTCTTGAAAAAGAACGTAGGGAAAGTATTATTCAGTTCTACAAGAGAATGGAGAAGTTCTTCGGTTTGGAGATAACGGACGGAAGTATAACTATCCGTCCATTGGAAAGTATAACCCAGTTCTATCAAGAGGGGAAAGCAATGCACCATTGCGTATATACGAATGGGTATTACAAGCGTAATGATTGCCTTATCCTTTCGGCCCGCATCGGGGAAAAACGTATCGAGACAATAGAACTGTCCTTAAAAACTCTTGAAATAGTTCAATCGCGTGGTGCATGTAACCAGAATACAGAATACCATGAGCGTATCATTGGGCTTGTTAAAAAGAATATTGGTCTAATCCGTAATAAATTATCAGCATGAAACATATCATCCGAAAAATAGAATACATCACCGGCGATAATCGTCGGTGTGAGAAAGTAATCATTGAAACAAACGACATCGAGACTGAGAGAAAGCGGTTATATGCTGAGTACCCCTGTGATGTGATATACTTTACTTATGAGACAATAGAATAGATAGTATAATGAAAGATTATATCGAGTTTCTGAAAGACAAGATGGCCATCAGTCATCAATCAGGATTTGAGGTGTCGGCAGAGGAACTGACACCTTTTCTTTATCCTCACGTGAAAGATACTGTTCGTTGGGCGATATCCGGCGGTTGCCGGGCAATATTTTCCAGCTTTGGTATGCAAAAGACCGTAACCCAGTTGGAGATACTTCGGGTAGTCCTGAAACACAAAGGCGGCAAAGGACTGATAGTTTGTCCCAAGCGTGTAGTGGTCGAGTTCCTTACACAAGCGGAACAACATCTGCATATGAAAGTTACTTATGTCAGAACTATGGCTGATGTGATGATATGCCCGACTGACATTATGGTTACAAATTACGAGCGTGTGCGTGACGGTGAAGATGGGGTGAGAATAGAACCTTCCTATTTCACTGTAACATCATTGGATGAAGCGAGCGTACTGCGTGGTTTCGGCACCAAGACCTATCAGGAGTTTCTTCCTCTGTTTGCAGAAGTTCCGTATCGATTTGTTGCCACTGCTACGCCATCGCCCAACAGGTACAAGGAGCTGATACATTATGCCGGTTATCTCGGCGTGATGGATACAGGGCAGGCGCTTACCCGTTTCTTTCAGCGTGACAGCACGAAGGCGAATAACCTTACCCTTTATCCTCACAAGGAAAAAGAGTTCTGGCTATGGGTAAGTACATGGGCGTTATTCCTCACTAAGCCATCCGACCTCGGTTACCCCGATACCGGATATGAACTACCTGAACTACGTGTACACGAAGAAGTGGTTAGTGTGGACAACTCCACTGCTGGTACTAATCGTGATGGACAAGTGAAAATGTTTCGTGAGGCAGCTCTCGGTCTTGCTGATGCAGCGAAAGAGCGCCGGGACAACATGCAGGAAAAGATTGCCCGCGTGGTAGAGATAATCAATCGCCCGGAAAACAAGGACGACCATTTCCTTTTATGGCATGACTTGGAAAATGAACGGAAGGCATTATGTGACGCTATACCCGGATGCAAGGCTGTGTATGGCTCGCAGGATGATGATGAAGCGGACAAGGTGATATCGGATTTCAAAGACGGCCGTCTGAAATATCTAGCCGCCAAACCTGAAATGCTTGGTGAGGGTTTGAACTTCCAGTACCACTGCCACAAGGCAATCATGTTCATCGACTACCGTTTCAATGACAAGTTCCAGGCAATAGCCCGTATCTACCGGTTTATGCAGCAGCATCCGGTTGACCTTTATCTGGTCTATGCGGAAAGTGAGGGCGAGATATACAAGAGTTTCATGCAGAAGTGGGCGCAACACCGTGAGATGGTAGCTAAGATGACCGATATAGTCCGCGAGAACGGTTTGTTCGGTTTGCATGCCGAAGAGAAGATGATGCGGTGGATGTTCGCCAGTCGAGAAGAGAAATTCGGTAAACTGTGGAAGGCAATCAATAACGACAATGTTCTTGAATGTCAGAAGATGGAAAGTGATTCTGTAGACTTGATAGTAACCAGTATTCCATTCTCAAACCATTATGAATACACTCCGACCTATAATGACTTCGGGCATAATGAGGACAACGACAAGTTCTTTGAGCAAATGGACTATCTAACCCCGGAGCTTATACGTATTTTAAAACCCGGACGCTTGGCTTGCATCCATGTGAAGGATCGCGTACTTTTCGGTAACGCCACCGGTGACGGTATGCCTACCATTGACCCGTTCAGCGAAATGACAGTGTTCCACTACATGAAACATGGGTTCCGCTACATGGGGCGTATTACAGTGGATACGGATGTAGTAAGGGAGAATAACCAAACTTACCGTCTTGGTTACACCGAGATGTGTAAGGACGGTTCAAAGATGGGTATCGGATGCCCGGAATATGTCCTTCTTTTCCGCAAGTTGCCTTCTGACAC